CGAGAGAGCCATGCTGAAGGTTGAAAAACAGGTCCAATTCGCCGGTCGGCCGCTGTTCGGGTGTCAGCGCCAGACCGGCCATCGATGTTTGCTCGGTCGGCTTGATCGGCGGCGATTTATGATCGTACGGAAGCTCCGGCGCCTCGCCGGAAACGGAGGCAGATCCGCTGACCTCCCAAACGCGTTTCAGCGGTTCCCATCCCGTCAGCGTCTTCGGTATTGGGCCGTCGGTCGGAGATGCCGCTGCCGAAGTCATCTGGCCTTGAAGCCAAATCTCTTCGGTGTGGCGTCTCGGGCCGCCCGAGAGCGAGGGGGCCTGCGGCAGAATGCCGGAAGACGATGGGGCCTGCAGAGGAGCGGGCTCCGGCGTGAGGTCGAACACCTTCGCATCTCCGCTGACGACGATTGGATCGCCGGGCAAGGCGCCTTCGTCACCGCCCGCTGAGACCTCCACCTCACCACCGTCCGGCGAATCCGCGATGCTGGCCCGGCTCTCTTCGGGAGCGGCGGATTCATATTCGGGGACCAACTGATCGACCAAGGGAGGGTTCTCAGAGCCCGAGACGGTGATACGATGATGGGCATCCGCTATGGAGGCACTGCCAGCATCGTTTTCCACGAACACCCCGCCCGCCCCTGTTCCTTCCAGAATGCTGACAACGAGGCCGCCGGCCGAAACGTGCTCAAAGGCAAAACCCGAGCCGCCGGCGTGAATAAGAGCAGCCGGTGTCTCGACAAGGATGGAAGGCGAAGACTGCGGGCCGGGAGCGCCCGTGATGATTTCGAAGTGGCCGCCCGCCGCTGCCAAGATAATGGAGTGGCCGTCGGGTATATTATGGGGCACGTGCTTCAGCAGCACTTGGCCGCTATCGATGATCCTCAGGCGGGAAGCATCGGCGAACACGACGGTGACGGTTCCGCCGGCGACAACGAGGAAATCACCCTGCCGCACGGGATCGGCGAGCCCGACTTGCTCGACGACACCATTCCCACGAACCACGCTGACCTGACCGAAAACGCTCTCGACAAGAGCCCCGTCCGGTGACACTGGGCCGAAAGTCCAATCGCGTACGATGCCGCTCGGGCGCAGGTCCTGTGCTGCGAGCGGAAATGGGTCATCGAGCACGGCTGTCGAGGACATGGTTTGCGTCACGTGGGAACCGTCGGCCGAGAGTTCGTCGGGTGGAAAGTCTACCACAAATGGGTGAAAAAACCCAGATTTATCGACAGGTCTCTTTTGATTTGCGGACAGATTATCCTCAACCTACGACGATCCGGCTGTGACGCCGAGCAGACCGAGTTTGGACGCTTCCGGCAACGCATTGCAGCCACGGCTTGACAGCCACGCCATCTAGGTATATATACCTAACAACGGACGCCACTCGTGTGTCTCGCGACTCATAAAGAACGTCAGGAGGATCACCAATGGGTGGGCTGATCAACCCTCCTTCGCCGCCGTCGTCGAAACCCACCCCCACCCCCACGCCCCTGCCTCAAGATGTGGAGCAAGCAGATCGCCAGCGACGCGTCGATGCATTGGCGAGACAACGAGCCGGACGGGCAGGCACCATAGTGACATCGCCGCGCGGCCTCCTCTTGACGTCCGATTGGGTCCCGACCCGTAAATCTCTGCTAGGAGAATGAGGTGGCTGCGTTTTCACCGAGGTCATTGCAGTCCCGATATCGAAGAGCAAAGGAGCGGCGCGCCGCCTGGGAAGGTCTTTGGCAGGAATGCTACGATTTCTCGCTGCCGACCCGCGACAGCGCCGTTCGCGGCACGACGACAGGCCCGAGAAAGTGGGACAGGATTTTCGACGGCACGGCGCCGGACGCTGTCGACCAGCTCGCGGCGAGTTTGATGGCGCAGTTGACACCGCCATGGGCCCGCTGGTTCGGGTTTACCGCAGGAACGGACGCCGAAGTCGAAGAGCGCTCGTCGCTTGCCGTCGAGCTCGAGCGCGCCAACAGCATCATGCAGTCGCACTTCGATCGGTCGAACTTCGCCGTCGAGATGCACCAGTGCTACCTGGACCTGGTGACAGCGGGGACGGCGTGCCTGTTGTTCGAGGAAGCCGAAGCGGGCGAGCCTTCGGCTTTTCGTTTTACTGCGATACCGCTCGTTCAAGTGGTGCTGGAGGAAGGTCCCGCTGGCAGGCTCGACGCTACGTTCCGACGGAAAGAGTACAGCATTCCTCAGCTGCGGACGCGATTCCCGGCTAGCGCGAGGATCGAGGCACTCGCGGCGCCGGATGAAGACGAGAATGCCGACCCGAGTGTCGCCGTCATCGAAGCCGTCGTACCGGAGCGCAGCGGGTACACGTATGTCGCGGTGGCCGAAACCGACGCACTCGGCGCCACCGGCCATGAAGTTCTGGCGCAGGGGAGATTTTCCTCATCGCCGTTCATCAACTTTCGTTGGCTGAAGGCGCCGGGCGAAGTCTACGGTCGCTCGCCGGTGATGAAGGCGCTGCCGGACATCAAGACCGCCAACAAGGTCGTCGAACTCGTTCTCAAAAACGCTTCGATCGCCGTCACCGGCATCTGGCAGGCCGACGACGACGGCGTCATCAATCCCGCGACGATCAAGCTCGTGCCGGGCACGATCATTCCCAAGGCGGTCGGTTCCGCCGGCCTGACGCCGCTCGAAACGCCCGGCCGGTTTGACGTCTCGGAGCTGGTCCTCGGCCAGCTGCGGGACCGCATCCGCAAGGCGCTGTTCGTCGATCAGCTCGGCCAGGTGAACGGGCCGCGCATGACGGCGACCGAGGTTCTCGAACGCGCCGCGGAGATGGCGCGCATCCTGGGCGCAACATACGGCCGCCTGCAATCGGAACTGCTCTCACCTTTGGTGACGCGGGCCCGCAGCATCCTTGCGCGTCGCGGCGAGATACCGGACCTGCCGCTCGATAACCGGAGAGTGGCTCTCGAATACAAGTCCCCTCAGGCGCGCTACCAGGCGCAGCAGGACGTTCAGAACACGCTCGTCTGGCTGGACGCGGTACGGGCACTCGGCCCGGAAGCGCTTGCCGCCGTCGATCAGGCGGCAGCCGCGCGCTGGCTGGGCCGCACGCTCGGCGTACCAGGCGAACTCATCCGCGAAGACTCGGCGGTTACCGAACAGCTCGATGTGGTTGCGGCAGGCGCGCCCCCGATGAGCTCGCGGGCGATCGAGGCGCTCGCGGCGGACGATGCCATGGCTTTGCCGACGCCGATTGTCAAGCCCGCCGTCGTTCGTCCCGAATAGCTCACTGGAACATGACCGGGATGTCCTCTGGCTGGCAATGGTTCGATGCGCCGGACGATCGCGAGCTGCATGACGCGGAGGGCGATCCGAGCGTCACGATCGCGTTCGCCCGGTGCTTCGATTCACCGGATGGAGACCGCGTCCTTCAGCATTTGCGTCGGCTCACGCTGGAGCGGGCGCTCGGCCCCGGGGCATCCGATGCCCTGCTCCATCACCTCGAGGGGCAACGACAGTTGGTTGCGTACATCCTCGCCCTGGTCGCGGCTGGCGCGAATGACCGATAGCTGTGCCAAGCGCGCAGGTCTCCTTAACTACATTGACGGAGAGTGATGATGACCGAGAACCTGATCGAAGCCAGCTTGGTCGAGACGCCGAGGGGCGACGGCTCGGAGTCCCCTGCTGTCGTGGGCGAACGAACCGCCCGCCCTGCCGGCCTTCCCGACAAGTTCTGGGACGAGAAGAATGGCCAGGTGCGCCTGGATGCTCTCGTGAAATCGTATCTCGAGCTGGAGAGAAAGCTGGGCGCGGTCGGTCGCGACGTTCCGCCTGACCCTGATTCCTACAAGGTCAACGTTGCAAGCGAACTGCTCAGTGCTGACCCGGATGTGAACCGACGTCTGCACGCCGCAGGATTCAGCCAGGAGCAGGCGCAGCTTGTCTACGACCTGGCCTGCGACCGGCTGATGCCGATGATCGCCGAGTTCGCCTCTATGTTCGAGGCCGACAGTCAGATCGAACGCCTGACGCACCACTTCGGTGGCGAGGAACGTTGGCGGGAAATTGCTCGCCAGATCGATGCTGGGGCCGTTCGCGCCTGCCCTCGCGCGTCTTCGAGGCTTTATGCACGACCTTCGAGGGCGTGGTCGCCATGCATCGGATGATGTCAGGCGACGAACCCGATTTGCTGCGCGAAGGACAGGGTTCCGACGGTTCACCGACGGAAGCGGGCCTGAAGCAGATGATGCGCGATCCTCGCTACTGGCGTCAGCAGGACCCCGCCATCGTGGAACAGGTCCGCGAAGGCTTCCGCCGACTTTATCAACAGCACGGTTGAGCGCCGTCGCCGCTGCTCAACGGTCTCGCCAGTTCACAAAGCTGGCTCCTCCAAATCCCCTCTCCGTTTCTTTCTTCCGGATAACCAGAGCTCTCGCAAAGGCCCGGCTGGAGTCGATCGTGCGCCGCCGGCGGTCCGCCACAACCGGCCGCGCCGCCTCATCCAATCCCCGCTCTAACGACAACAGGAGCGACACATATGTCGACATCCGTCGAACTATCGTTCGTGAAGAACTTCGAAGCCGAAGTCCATCTGCAGTACCAGCAGATGGGTTCAAAGTTACGCAATACCGTACGTACGAAGAACAACGTCGTCGGCGCCACCACCACCTTCCAGAAGGTCGGCAAAGGTACCGCCTCGACGAAGGCGCGTCACGGCAAGGTGCCGGTGATGAATGTCGATCACACGCCGGTCCAGTGCACGTTGCAGGACTACTACGCCGGCGACTGGGTCGATCAGCTGGATGAACTCAAAACCAACATCAACGAACAACAGGTTGTCGCGAAGGCCGGCGCGTTCGCTCTCGGCCGCAAGACCGACGAACTCATCATCGGCCAGCTTGGGACCTCGAACCAGTTTGCCGGCTCGAGTGTTGACGGCCTCACGAAAGCGAAGGTTCTGACCGCCTTCGAGATGCTGGGCGAAGTCGATGTTCCCGATGACGGACAGCGGTTCGCCGTCGTCGGCTGGAAGCAGTGGAGCGAACTACTGAACATCGAGGAGTTCGCCAATGCCGATTACGTCGGCGACGATGATCTGCCGTGGAAGGGCACCCAGGCGAAGCGCTGGCTCGGCAGCCTCTGGCTGCCGCACTCCGGCCTCCCGAAACTTGACAACATCCGTAACTGCTTCTGGTACCACAAGACGGCTGTCGGGCACACGATCGGCGCCGAGGTGAAGACAGACATCACCTGGCACGGGGATCGCGCCGCACACTTCGTCAACAACATGATGAGCCAAGGGGCGTGCCTGATCGATCCGACAGGCGTCGTCACCCTGGGCTGCCTCGAGAGCTGAGGGATCGAGCAATGGCCTACAACCCCCAGAACTTGAGCGTGCTCGCCTATGCGAACGGCTTCACGCTCTGGCACTACACCACCGCCGATACCTCCGTCGCCGCAGATACAACCGGCTATTTCAACGGTGCCGCGGACATGCTGCGCGTTGGCGACATGATCCTGGCAAACGTAGAGACCGCCGGTACGCCGGGCGCCGGCATTCTTCTGGTGAACAGCAACGTCGGAGGGGTGGTCGACGTCGCCAACCTCACCCCGGTCGGCGCGACCGACACCGACTAACCATAACATACGCCTCCGCGGCCGCAGGTGCCGCGGAGGCTATCCATTTAAGCAGGACAGACGACTATTTTCGATGGGCGGTCTTTTTTGCCATCGGCGGTCACCATTACTCCTCTACACGGTATCTCGTTTATTGATAATGCATGGGAAAATCATTGATGGCGCTCACACGAATCGATCTGTGTTCTCGCGCTCTGTTAAAAATCGGCGCGCAGACAATCACCTCTTTTGACGAGGGCACCGCCGAAGCGGAAGTGGCGGCCAGCCTGTATTCAACCGTTCGTGATGCCGTGCTTTCCGCTCACCCTTGGAACTTTGCGACTTTCCAGGCGACCTTGCCGAAGCTCGCGAGTGCTCCGATCGCCGATTTCGCTAATGCTTTTCAGTTACCCATAGACTGCATCCGTGTGCTTTCGGCGGGAACCGCCGGTCGTGGCCAGGGAATTAGCTACAAGATCAAACAGCGGCAACTTCATACCGACGCCGACGAGGTGATCCTGACCTATATCTCGCGGCCGGACGAAATCGATTTCCCGCCCTTCTTCGACACGGCCCTGATCGCTCAGTTGGCTGCGGAATTCTGCATCCCGCTGACCGACAGCACCAGCCGCTGGGAGGGTCTTCAGAAGCTTGCTGACGCGGAGTTGCGGCGGGCCAGGTTAATCGACGCGCAGGAGGAAACGCCGCCCAGCGTAGAAGATTTCAGTCTGCTCGAAGGGCGTGCGTAATGCCGCGCATTTGGACGCAGAAGAGCAGCTTTTCGGCTGGCGAGATCTCACCGGAGCTTCTCGGCCGCGGAGATCTGCGTGCGTACGAGAACGGCGCGCTGAGGCTGCGGAATGTCTTTATCCAGCCAACCGGAGGTGTCACGCGCAGGCACGGCTTTCGCTTTGTCGATATCGGATCGGGCCCCGGCCGCCTCATCGCCTTCGAGTTCAACACTGAACAAGTCTACCTGCTGGTGTTCTCCGACCAGAGAGTAGACGTTTACCGCGATGGTTGGCGTGTTGCCGACTTCGAGGCACCCTGGACGCTCGGCCAACTCGGACAGATCAACTGGACGCAGAGTGCCGACACGCTGCTCGTCGTTCACCCTGACGTAGCGCCGCGGCGGATTACCAGGTCGAGCCACGTCGATTGGGACTTGGTGAACTGGGTGTTCCACGCGTCCGGCGGGCGCGTCTACACCCCGCACTACAAGTTCGCCGCAGCTGCCATAACGCTGCAGCCGACCGCGACGACCGGATTTATAGGTGTCATCGCCAGCTCCAGCGTGTTCACCGCCGATCACGTCGGTGTCAGGCTCCGCATCAAGAACAAGGAAGTGCAAATCGCCACCGTACTCAACGCGACGACGGCGCAGGCTAATGTGGTTGAGACGCTGGTCGATACGCTTCCGACGACCGACTGGACCGAAGAAGCGTGGTCGAATGCCCGCGGCTGGCCGGTCAGCGTCTGCTTTCACCAGGACCGGCTGGTGATCGGCGGGTCGAGGGACCTGCCGAACCGCCTTTGGCTTTCAAAATCGGCAGACCTTTTTAATTTCGATCTCGGTGATGGACTGGACGACGAGGCCATCGAGTTTCCAATTCTCTCCGATCAAGTCAACGCCATCCGTCACGTCTTTTCCGGAAGGCATCTCCAAGTTTTCACATCAGGCGCCGAGTGGATGGTCACCGGCGATCCGCTCACACCGACCAGCATTCAGTTGTTCCGGCAAACGCGGGTCGGCTCGCCGGTCGACCGGACCGTGCCGCCACGCGACGTCGACGGCGCAACGCTGTTCGTTCCGCGCGCCGGTCCTCAGTTGCGTGAGTTCCTGTTCACCGATACGGAGCAGGCCTATCAGGCGAACGACCTGGCCATGCTGTCGCACCACCTGATCGCGCGCCCGGTCGAGATGTCATACGACGACTCCCGGCGTCTGCTCCACGTCGTCATGACCGACGGCACCATGGCCACGCTCACCGCCTATCGCGAGGAACAGGTGAGCGGCTGGACGTTGCAGGAAACGAACGGCGCCATTCTTTCCGTCGCAACGGTGGGCGAATCCACATATGCTCTGGTCGAGCGGCAAGGCGGCGCATTCGTCGAGGTGCTCGATGAAACGCTGCAAGTGGATTGTGCCCTCGCAGGCACATCCGAAACTCCGAAACAGGAGTGGTCCGGCGCCGGTCACCTCGAGGGCATGGTGGTGAAGGTTGTGGCCGACGGCGCAGTCTGCCGGGATGCTCTAGTGGAGGGTGGATCGATCACGCTCGACCAGCCGGCCAAGTCGGTGCAAATGGGCTTGCCCTTCACTCATGTGATCGAGCCGCTTCCCCCTTCGATGCAGGCGATTGCGGGCGGCCAGGGCGGCAAGCTTCGCCCCATTTCGATCACGTTGCGGGTATGGGAAACCAGTGCTCTGTACCTGGATACGGGACGGGGTGTGGTTCAGGTTCCGTTCGAGCGTTTCGGCGATAGCATTCTCGACACGCCCCCGCCTCCGTTCAGCGGTGACGTCAAGGTCCGAACCCTCGGCTGGAGAGATACTGGGATCGCACCATTGTGGCGGATCGAACAGGATGTCCCGCTGCCGCTCACGTTGTTGTCGGTATCGACCGAAATGAGCATTACCGGCTGAGCGGGCAGGCGTTGCACCCGATATGGTAAAGGAGATCAGCATATGGGCGGAATTCTTCCCAGTGCGGCTATGAGCGCGCTGCAACTGGGCCTCGACGCCGCTCAGCAGAACAGCGCCCAGGCGCAGGCGAAGGCCGAAACTCGTGCCCAGGTCAGGCAGATTCAGCAAACGCAGGAGATCGCGGCCCAGCAGCGGCGCGACCAACTGCGTCGCGCTCTCGCTACTCAGCGTGCCCGCTTCGGAGCGCAAGGCATAGCCGCTGGCGGGGGCTCCGCGGAAGCCGCACTGGGCGGCCTCGAGGCGGAAGCGGCGCGTGAAGATGCCGACGCCCAGAGTCTGAACGAACTCCGCATCGGCAGGCTGAATGATCAGCTCGATTGGCAGCGCCGACGGAATCTTCTCGAAGCGTCTTCTCCACGATACAGAACCGCCTTTTCCCTCGTTCAACGCAGTCTTCGCTCGGTTCCCCTGCTGGAGCGCGAGTAAGACAGGCCCAGGCTTGCCGGCCCTCGTTGTTCACACGATGGCGTCCGAAGCTGCTATTCCATCGAGAAGTCAGAAACCCTCTTGCATGGAACATCTCGAATGAACGAAAGCGGTAAGCCCTGGTATTTTTCCAAGGGGTTCATCGGTCCGCTGGTAACCGCAATATTGTTCGCCTTGCGCAGTTTTGGAATTGTCGACGTGGATACCGACACCACTCTGGGCCTAGTCTATCAGGTGCTCGAATTCGGTGGCTTGATTACCGGCATGGTCGGCCGGGCCCTCGCCAGGGACAGGTTGACTCTCGGACTGCAGTCATCCGAACGTTGACGAGGCGGAGCCATTGAAGGTCGGGAGGTGCCATCAGGTCTCGAGGTGGGCGTGTTCACGGTTGCTTCGGGCCGGAGGCCAAGAGTAAGCCGAGATGACCAACGGCGAGGCCGGGATGAGACGCATGGATGAACCACGGGAAAGACGTACAGCCGGCCCCTTTGCTGCGGCGAGTGAAGGTAACGGTGCGGACGCGTTCCGTCGCGATCTCCTGGCCGACTTGCCGGGCCTCATCGGCAGAGCGATGCGAGGCTACCGCCGCTTCACCATGGACCGTCCTCCCGAGGATCCGAAGGGGTTCATTGCCTACCAGGCAGGATGCCGAGCAGCTCTGACGCACATCCACTTGCTCCTGAAATTAGCGAG